GACTTCCGTCTGAGTTTAGGAATTGAGAAAAGTCCCAATATCCTGTTTTATCTGTGTGAGCTGTGTAACAACTTGGAAACTTTATCTTAGCACCATGAGGCATTTTTATAGCGTCATATTTCATACCTATCTCTCCTCTAGTACATATACCAGCCCATATATGTTCTTGTTCTGCAATTGGTGTATAGTTTGTTCTTTTTAATAAAGTCCCTGTAGTCCTTTGTAAATTTTTTATTTCTTGATTGCTTGCACAGTCTGCAAACTTACACCAAACAACGGTGCCATATTTCTTTTTTACATCTTCTATGGTTGGTAGTTTCTTAGGAAACTTATCCTTATACTCTCTTTTAGGGCCTTCCTTCTTGCCCGGAAAGAACATTTGAAAACCTCTAACTACCTTAGTTAATCCACCACCTAACATTCTACTAACCTCCTCTTATTCCATAACGCTATGCAAACAGCATCAGCGTAATCTTGTTCTGGGAATTTATCTCCCCACTTTTCTATTGCGTATTTCATTATATCGTCTTTTTTAGCTTGACCATTTCCTAAACACACTTTCTTCCAGGTCGCTTGATGCACAAACTCTGTTCGTATATCAGCGGTTGCAAGTAAAGCCCAAACTGCACCAACTACTCTAGCAGTTATGGTATATGCCCTACTGTTCCTAACTGGTATTGCATTCTCTAAAGAAGCTTTATAGCCTTTTAATGATTGTACATCATTATTAAAATTAGTAATAAGCTCAGGAAATCTTTCCTCAAACTTCGCTTTTTTATTACAGTCCCACTTCAACAACTCTACTAACTTTTCTTCCTCGTCAATAATAGCTGCATGTATAGCGAAACTTGACGTATCAAACCCTATATAATGCTTCATAGTACATTATACTAACTTTTTCTAATTCGCTTGTGTTCTAAGAGTAACAATTCTACTTACCGTACTATAAAAGGTGTCATATGCTTTCAATAACCCTAATTCTCTTTTCAATATAGCTTCTAATTCTATAATCTCTTTACTTAGTTCAGCCAACTCATCATTATCAGCCATAATTTGACCTCTAATTTCTTCTTTAGTAGGCTTCCTACCACCTCTATTCATACTTACTACTTTGTGAGATTGTATACTATACAAGTCATCAAAAGATGCTTTTAATACGCTAACCTTAGATTCTATTTGAGTGGTCTTAATTTCTAGATACGCTTTATATCCTCCATATATAGCCAAAAAATCTTCTATCTCTTTATTATCATAATGAGTTAATTTAGAAAAATCTAAATCTTCTCTTTCTTTTAAATCTATATTTATACGTGGTAAATTTAAACTACCAATAAAATTGTCTACTTTTTTTATAGAACTAGATATGCTTTCATTAGGACTCATCTTCAACACCTTTCACCTTTTTACATACACAATACCAGGCCCCGGTGCATTTATCAGGTGCTATTGTCATTGCTTGTATATCAAAACATCGTTTTAAAATGTCAGCCCACGCTTCCTCATCACGCTCAATTAAAAAAGCTTTTATGTTTTGGTCATCTTTACATTCGTATAAAACTGTACCATGGTCATAACCAGACATGTTTAAATACATTTGAAGTTGTGTAAAGTGCTCTGGTTTCGCTGCAGAAAGTTGAGTAAAGCCAAACTTATTAATTGACTTCAACTCTACGGGTAACTCTCCATACTCTAAGTGTTTTATCAAAAAATCCATTCTTCCAGAAATAGGAGGAAGGTCTTGTTTTAAAGAAATTTCTCTATCTATAAGAATATTTAAATCTGTAAACCACAAAGCAACACGGTCTTCTAAAAAGTTTCCATTTTGAAATATTCTTTTTATTCTAGCTTCTAATATTTGCTCTGGGATTTTAGCATTATAATAAAGCCACAAATACCTGTCACAAGGATTACCTAAAGCTGATGGATGAAACACACCACCTCGTGGAGGGGTATCAACTTCTGTTAAATGCTCATCTATTATCTTAGTAAGCCATTTATCTCTAGGAGCTTTTTTCTTTTTATTTGTTTCAGTTATTTGTTTAATTCCTGCCATAATGCCTTTTGTATTGTTGGTTTTGTTTTTTCTTTGATATGAATTACAACATCAATGTTATATTTATCCATCAAAACTTTATCCCTAACTTTATCTCTTTTAGATAAATGTCCATAAACCCCATCTGCTTCTATGGCAGTATTTATCTCTTCTATATAAAAGTCTACCTTATATGGAGGAAAAAATTCTTGTTGTGTATATCTAAATCCAAGTTCGCTTAAATATTCAGCTATTATTATTTCTTGCTCGGTATTACTGGTTGGGGGTAGAGTCATCTTGTATTTGTGCTAATAGCTCTTCGTTTTCTTTTATAGCGTCCTTTAGAGAAGTCATCCCTTGAACCCTAATATCCCCTAAAGAATACCAAGAACCTGTTTTCTTTATTACCCCTTTGTCTATAGCCTCTCTAATGTAAGTCTCTAAGACATCTATACCACCCTCTACTGTAAAAGGAACTGTAGTATTTGCCCAACTATCTCCACCTACTTTAGTTTTATCCATTTCAATCTTCATCTCAAAACCAGTTCTAACTTTGTTACCATCTACCGTTTCTTCTATCCACGGACCTCTTCGTACATTTAGAATCAAATGGGAAAAGAATGTTTGACCATGCCCACCTGGTGTAGTGTTAGGTGCATATATACTAGCTAGGTTCTCTCTTAATTGATTGATTGCTACAAACGCAGACCCATGTTTCAAATAAGCCATTATCTTACCAATACTTTGAGTGACAAACCTTGCTTGCCACGCCATTGGACTATAACCAAAGTCCCCTTCTTGAACCTTCTCAGCAACATCTGAAGGAATTAACCCTGCTATACTATCTAAAACCACAACATCAACACCGGCTTCTAAAAAACTAAATACGCCCTTCATAGCTTCTTCCCCTGTATAAGGTTGTACTAACAATACAGACGATGTATCAACACCACATTTCTCCATCCATGCAGCGTCCCAAGATAACTCTGAGTCTATCCAAGCGGCTAAACCTCCACTTTGTTGCACCTTAGCAACTACTTGAGATGCTAAAAAGGATTTCCCTGCATTAGAGTTTCCTTTTATTAGAGTAAACCTTTTCTTAGGAACCCCTCCCCCTAACATCTTATCTAAGTTAGGTATGTCAAATGGAATCCTATCGTATGCCACCTCTTCTGAATCACCAGACATTACATCTAGTTTCATGGTTTTTTTAAGACTCTCTATTAATTCTTTCGCTTCTTTTTTCATCTCGTCCTTTATATATGTCTTCTGCCCACGCTAAACTTATAGCTGCGGATTTTATTAATTCAATAAATAGTTTTGGATTTTCTCTTAGGTTAACTGCATCGTCTATTCTAAAAATAGAGTCTTTAGATAACATATCCCACCAATCTATACTTCTTTTTTCAAGTCCCCTCTTTTCATCTACTAGTTCTTTTTCTACTAATAGTGCTTCTAAAATTGAAAAAGTGTTTGGACCTTCGTAATTCATTCTTCTTTATCTAAACCTTTTATTTCCATAATTTGTCTGTTTAGCTCTGTGTTTAAGTAATCAGATGTAGCTTTCACATGATTTGCAAGTGCATCATCTAATTGTTGTTCTATAGGAAAATTAGGGTCAATCTCAGGAAGAGATAATTCGGTCTTATGGTATCCACCAAATCTATTGCTTTCGTCTAATGGAAACGAGAAGTTCTTAGTCATACCATAGGCAGGTTTTTTTAATTTTTCAACCTCTTGCCTCAACTCCCTAATTTCTAATAATAGTGCTTCTTTAATCTCTGTTAGTATTTTTTCAACTTCACTCATCTTTTCTCCTTATCATAAAAATGCAATAGTAGAACTGCATAATGTATTATTTTTAACAAATCTTTTCTTGGCGTTCCTTTTCTATCATATCGTGAAGCATACTTTAAAATATTGCTTCTGCAAAAAGCTTTTGCATCACCACATGATTCTATAAAATCTAATGTTTGGACATCACCTTCGCTATAATGCTCACCATAGGTTTTACCTATATATTTTCTTACTTCTTGTAAAATGTCGAGTTCATTGTATTTCATAGTTTTTATTATATATTATTTTCCGGGACACTATCCCAATCAATCCAATCATCTTCTACTTGTTTTGTTGGAACTTGCAGGTCTGTCTTAGTTGCCCAGGAAGGGTTTAATAGCTCCATATCAACTTCTAAGGGTATATCTAAAGAGTTATTCATAAGAAGTTCTTTTATCTTATGCGGCACATCTTCAAACTCTGATTCATGTATTTCACATATTATCTCATCGTGTACTTGCAATAGTAGATTGCTTTTTTTGTCATCTAAGTATTTATCTACCTCTACCATTCTCTCTGACAATAAATCTGCACTAGTACCTTGAACCAAATAATTTACACCCTTATAAGCAAAATCACGATTCAATTGATAGACTCTACCATACTTGTTTCTTACAAACCCTGTACGACCATCACCACCTACTTTTCTAGATGATGTATGAAATATCTTTTTAGACACGTCTTCAATAAATTGCTTCGCACCCTTCATACCTTCAAAGTAACTCTTCTTATACGCTCCTGCTTCTTGTGGAGTGGTGTTTATTTGTTGTGCTAACTTTTTATTTCCTATTCCATATATAGTTCCAAAGGTTATTGCTTTAGCAGCTTGCCTGTATTCTTTGAAACGTTCATGCTTTTCATCAACTTTGAACGCCAACTTAGCGGCCTCACTATGAAAATCAACATCACTTTTATTTATAATATTATCGATTTCGTCATTTATTCCTACATTATTTCCCTTTTCGTCATATAAATACCTAAAATATGATAGAAAAACTCTAACTTCCATTTGAGAATAGTCGAAACCAACCAAATAGTATCCTTGACGTGGTACAAATAATCTACGGATTGAAACTTCTTCTTCATTTTCTTCTTTGTAAGACTCGTCACCCACAAAAGACCAGGTTGAAACTACATCATCAGATAAACGTTCATTCATTGAAATACCCTTTGGACCTATTAATGAAGCTATTTTTTCTCTAGTTTGCTCTATCTCTTCTTGTGAGAGTTGTTTTTCTTCTAGTTTAAAATGGTTTCTAGGAATGTTTTGTAAGTTAGGGTTAGCACTAGATAGTCTACCTGTAGCAGCACCCCAATTTTGAAACTGAGTATGCTCTATATCTTTATCTAGATAAGGCTTTATGTACGTAGATTTTAGTTTAGCTAAAGTTCTGTATTGCCTAAGCAGACCTGCCATTCTATGATTAGTATTTACTAAAGCTGCTTCCCCCCAAGACTCCTCACCTTTAGGTGTCTTAACTGGAGAATGTATTGGAGGAACCATATTATTAAAAACCTCACCTATTTGTTGAGGACTTGATATATTAAACTCTTCTTCTGTCTTTCCTGAGATTCTTAGTATCTCTTCTTTTACAACCTCTAACCTATCTTCTAATAATTTGTCTGTGTCTTTGGCATAAGTGCTATCTATTGGTATTCCCCTACGCTCCATTTTATATAATACCTTAGTTAATTCTGTTTGAAGGTTGAATATTTTTTCTAGCCGCCACTCTGACACATACGACTTGCACTTTCTATATAACTTTCCTGTGTAATATACATCTTTTTTGCAATACTCACCCAACCAATCTGCAGGTGCTAATGAAAAGTCTTTATTCCATTTTTTAGAACGAAGCTCTTTTTTAGTCTCTATGTCATAACTAGCGTGTTGTTCACCAAAATGCCTAAGTATAGCTTTGGTAAGTCCCAATTGTTTTTCATCAGAGTGCTCAATCATTCTTAACATAACAATGGTGTCTATCATTTTTTTATCGTCAACAACCAAACCATCGGCTTCCATAAAATGTAAATCAAACTTTAGGTTATGTCCTATAAATGTTGTGGCGTTATTACTCAATATACTAATTAAGGTTAGTAGTTGGTCGTTATCCAGGTTTTCACCTTGAGTATGTTTATGTCTAAAGGGGTAATATTGAAGGAAGTTTTCTTTAGTGGGGATTCCAATTCCTACACCACAAAGTTGTTGGTTTGAAAATAGTTCTGTCCCATTAGATTCTATATCAATTATTACGCTTGAATCGTCTACCAAATTATTTAGTAGTGTTGTTATTTCTTCATCAAAATTCTCTTGTGTTACTATCGTCATCTATAACGTCAATCTTTATCTTAGCTTGTTCTAATATATTTATAGCTAGTGATTGTGCGTATTCATGAGTTGCTACTATACGATTTACTCGACTATTAGCAAACATTTTAGCACACGTTATACAAGGGGAAACTGTGAGATATGCGGTCAAGGTATCGTTTGACCTTAACTGTAAAAAAGCATTTTGCTCTGCGTGAACTGCAAGACATTTCTCTAAGCCTTCTCCACTAGAATATGAAGCTCCTTCACAAGGACTATCTATACAATGTTCAAAGTGCGTTGGGACTCCATTGTAACCAGTCGCTACAACATGATTACTAGAGTCCACCAACACACATCCCACCTTACGTCTTCTACATGTAGAACGTTCTCCTACCAAACTAGCCATTTGTAGGAAATATTTATCTACACCAATCCTAGAATTGTTTTCCATCTTCACCAGCATTTATGTTGAGTTCAGATTGCTCTGGCATCTTACCATATCTATCTAGGTAATACTCTTCAACTCCTGGTAAATCTTTTACTTCATCCATTTTGGCTTTAGGTATTCCGTCATTTCTTGTTGTACCAGTTATTTGGTAAGTAGTTGCCAATTCTTGACCACTTCTTTTAATTCTAATAACTCCTTTATCTAAAGAACCCCACTCACCATAAACATCTGTAAGTTGGTTCCATAGATAGTTTCCTCTTCCAAAACCTAAAGATATCAACTTAAAGTCGTTTATAGTCTCTTTGAATACTTTTCTACCCATTGCACCTTCAATAACTTCCCATTCTAAATTGTTTGGGTTGAACGCATGAGTAATTTCATGTACATACGCCCAAAAAGCAAATTTCCTTTGAAGCCGTGCTTCTTCTGGTAATCCACTTTCGTCTACATCTTTGTGCTTCATTAGGTTAGTCCAACCATTTGGACCTCTAAATGTGTATAGTTGTATTTGTGCTAACTTGTTGTCATCATCGTGACCTGTAGCTAAAGAAGAAATAAACACCTGGTCCCCATCTTTTGGGAATACTTCCCTACTTTGAGGTCTAGGATTATCTATTCTTTGTTGTTGCTCATCTAAGCCTTGTTGTATACTTCTTATTCCTTGCATTATAACTCCTCGTTAAAATATTGTTTTACTATTCATTACCTCATGTAAAATATCCACATCTCTAATTTCTTGAACATCTTTATAATTTTTTGGCATGTCTAAATATGTTACCAAAAATCTATTCTCCATGTCAACAATTGCTTTATCAATACCTTTGAAACCAGCTTCATCATTATCCAAGCACAACACCACCTCAGATGGGTTGTATTTCGATATCAAATCAATCTGTACTCTAGATATTACAGCTCCAAGTATACCTATTGCTGGGTATCCATTTTGTTGTAACCACATACTATCTAAAGAACCTTCAACTACATATAAAGTATCTGCTTCTTTTATATGATTAGCACCAAATAAACATTGTGACTTTCTAAAACCCTTTGAATATAAATATTTTGGTATAGCCGCCTTACGTCTAGTAATCCAACCTACATCAATATCATCCATATCCTTTACTGGTATAACAAAATCTTGATACTTATTCACCTGGCACCCCCAAAGATTAATTGTTTCTTTAGAGAAGCTCCGGTCATAAATCCAATGGTCATTAGGTACGTTATACAAAATGTCTGGTGGTGGAACGTTTACACGTTCTTCTTGTAAATTTAAAACATCCTCATATAAGTCTAAGTCTAAATCGTAACTCTTAAATGTATCTACTTCCTTGTTTATTTCATCCCAAGATTTATTAGATATCTTTTGAATAAAAGTTTTCAAGCTGCCTTGCCCACACCCTGCAAAACAAATCCATACACCTTTGTCCAAATTTATTGCACAAGAAGCTCGATTGTCTAAATGAAAAGGACAAGCAATCATCAGCTCGTCTTCATAAGACACATCAACTCCATATTTGACTAATATTGAATGCCAATCTACCATTATCTACTTTTTGATACTTTTGATGCAAATATAACTATTTTATTTACAAAGCCATTTTCATCTGTAAAACGCCTTTTTTCAATATCACCAATTGTAACTGGTGTAATAGGTCTATTTGGACCCTTACTCTTAAGGGTTGTTACTACAGTATCTTTATTTTCACCTGTAATCCAAGACAAAATTCCCATATTATCCTCCATTAAAAATTCTGATTGTTTGTAAATCCTTCCATATCATTGGGTATTTCTACAGGGTAATCTTCCAATTCTTTTATATCCCCATAATTTATATCCCATTGCATTGCAGTTAAATCTTTGTGCAAATAACCATCACGATACTTTTGGAATTGAACTAATCTTTTATCCTCAGCATCTTTTACTTTACACATAGATATAGCTACGTCAGAAGCTCTTATTAGGGCATCCCCAAAAGCCACTTCATTGGCCTTGGGGGGCCTAAACATACTAGAAGCATCTCTATTTGCTTGCGTTGAAACCAGTATAGGTGTGTTTGTTGATGTGGCTAAATTTTTTAACCCATAAAACAACATGTGGCTTTGTTCCCACGCTTGCTTAGAACCTTGAGAAACTGAAATCAAATAAACACCATCAATGACCACAAACTCCGGATTGTGTTTTCTGATTAAACCTGCAATAGCATTTAGTGAAATTCCCATTTCACCAGCAATATGGTCACATACCAATAAACTCTTAGTATTAGATTCTTCAAGGAATCTTTGATACTCTACCTCGTTTATAGGTTCACCATATCTTAAGTTTCTATGAGAAAAATTGTAGTTCAGCATTCGACCGAGAACTACGTCCATCCTCATATTTATAGCCTTGATTGGCATTTCCGAAGAAACTAAAAGTGTTCTCTTGCCTTGTACAACGGCCGTTGCCGCAGCGTGAACACACAA